GCGAGTTGGCTGGACACCCTCGGCATGATGATTATGTCGCGCTAATAAAGCACAACGTCATCATGTCGACACCCGTCGAGGCCCACGGGTGAAATGCCTTCCGGTAAAGGTCGTCGCGGTGGCAATGCCACCGCCAAGAAACCTAACCGTTCCTCCAAGCCCCGCAAACCTGCGGTTGCTAGTGGAGGCCGCAAGAAGGTGTCCAAGGGCTCCAGTTTTGTCGAAACCGGAGCCAACCTCGGATCGCAAGTCGGCGGAATGCTCGGACGGATGGGAGCTGGTTTGATCTCAAAGATCACCGGCTTCGGTTCATACGAGGTTTCGAAGAACACGATCAGCAACGGGAACGCCGTCGCGTCGTTTTACAACGATGGTGACGGCGTCGTGGTTTGCCACAGAGAGTACTTGTCTGACCTTAATGGCAGCACGTCTTTCACTCTCTTTTCGCAGGCCATTAATCCCGGTCTCTCTGAGTCGTTTCCTTGGCTGAGCCAGCTAGCGAATCAGTTCGAGGAGTATGAGATGTTGGGGCTCGTTTACGAGTTCCGCCCTCTCAGTGGTATGGCAGTGAGTACCACCAGCGCCTCTCTTGGCGCTGTCATCTTTGCCACCGACTACAACCCGTACAACCCGTTGTTTCCCAACAAACAATCCATGGAGTCGTACGAGTACGCTACGAGCACGGTCCCCTTCAACCAGATGATGCACCCAGTGGAGTGCAAACCTGGCTCGGGTATCACCAACAAGAAGTTCGTACGCTCCGGTGTCGTTACTAACGGCACCCTCCAGCTGTACGATACCGGCAACTTTGAGTACGCCACTCAGGGTATGCAAAGCTCGTATGTGGTCGGCGAGTTGTGGGTTTCATACCATGTGCGGCTTACCAAGCCGCGCTTGGATCTTACGCCCACCACTGGCTCGGCTTTGTTTCAGTCGAGCCCTGCTGGCACCGCCAGCAGTGTCCAGCAATCTGGCAACATAGGCTTCATCCCGTCGTATAACACTCTCCCCTCTGTTATCATGGTGACGGCCAACTCTGCCGCTGGGCGCGGTGTTACTTTGTCTGCTGCGGGCTATTATCAGCTAGTCCTCACTTACAACAACGCCGCCGTTGCTACCACCACTGGTGGCATCTTTGTGCCGGGCTCTAACATAGTCTTCGCACCACTCGTCTTTTCCGGCTCAGGCGCCGTCAGTTCTGGCGCCTTGCTAGTCGGTACTGGCGTTTGTTACCTTCAGGTCACAACAAACGGGACGGGTGCCGCCAACTTCGTCGGCTTCACAGTCGCCGGAGCCACGGCGGCCACAGTGCGTGTCGCAGTATACGCGCTGCCTTACCCTCCTCCTATTTAGAGGAGGGTCCCCCTCAGCCTCTTCGGAGAGCGGGCGTAACGCCCCCGCGG